TTGAAGAGGCACTGAAACACTTCGGCACCCGTGTTGAAATTATCTGCGCTATGGAACTTAGTGGTAGAATCAAGACGGAAGATGCTTATCAGATGATCAAAGATGAGATGAAAGAAGTGAAGAAGTGCCGTAAAAAGTTCAATAAAGAAGAGTGCTAAATAAAGGGTAAGGTTCATTAAGTTATGGCAGAACTCACTAATACAGGTATTGACTTTACCGATGTTAATGGTAATGTCACTACTTCTATGAATTCAAGAAGAGATATCTATCCACAAGGTGCTACAACCTTGTTCTATAGAGGCTCTGCACCAACTGGTTGGACTAAATCAACAGCTAATAATGATAAAATGTTGAGAGTCGTCAGTGGATCTGGTGGTGGAACTGGTGGAAGTAATTCATTTACAACCGTCTTCGGCCCTGGTAAAAGTTTTACTTTTCCTTGGCAAGATAATAATGATGGAATAGGTGACCACTCTTTTGCGTCTAATCAAATTCCATCTCATACGCATGGTGATGGTGGTGGTATTGAGATGTCAAAATCACCTCAAAATCCTAACGGAACATATAATACTGGTGATGTTACTGCTGGAAATGGTTGGTCAATTTCAGTTGCCAATAATGGTGCAACTGGAGGTGTAACTGGTCCTCAAGGTGATCCACATACTCACCCCTTCACAGCGAGTGGAACAAGTCCCAGTATAGATTTGGCTTTGGATGTACAATACATCGATTGCATCTTATGTTCATTTGATGGATAATAAATACCTTTAATAAAAAGATTCACCCTACCTTCGATATAAAATGGCAGCAGAATTAGACGCAACTGGTATTCTTTTTAGTGATGGAACTAGAATGGATTCTATCTTTGATATTATCCCACAAAATTCCGTTCAAGTGTTTTACCAGTCCAGTGCTCCTACTTATTGGACTCAAGTAACAACACAAAATAATAAAGCACTTAGGCTTGTGAGTGGAACTGGTGGACCTGGCCAGGGAGGTGGAACTCAGACTTTTACGAGCGCTTTTCCATCCAGTAAACCTCTAAGTGGTAATTTTCCTATCAGTGGAAGTGTTGGTAATCATACTTTGACTAGTAATGAACTTCCAAACCACACTCATAATCATAATGCAATCACACTAAGTCCTGGTGGGGGCGACGTAAGATCTGGTACTGGATGGTCAAGAAGCACTATAAGCACTGGTCCTAACTCAACCAATGCATCCTCTCACGATCATCCATTCTCTGGTGGCACTGCATCATATTCTGCTACCTTAGATCTTTCAGTGCAGTATATTGATGTTATTCTTTGTAATTATGATGGACCCTGATGATTGAAATTTTTAATGATGTAATTGATAGAGAAGATAACGATAAACTTTACGAAGAATTACTTAGAACTCGTCACTGGATATATGGGGAAACCGACTCTAAAGGATTGCCTCCAGTTGGAATGAGTTGTAATCTAAAAGAAGAATACAAAGAATTCTTTCTAGATCTAATTGTGGACCGTATTCCTTTAATCAAGGATATGGTCCTTCGTAGGGCTTATGTAAATCTCATACAACCTTCTGATAGAGCATATTTTCATCAGGACGGGCAAGACACTACTGTGCTCTTCTATATAAATCCAGAGACTGGCATTCAAGAGGGTGGGGAGACCCAATTCATCGTGGATGACAATATCTTTGGATTGTTACCAAAACCATGCCAAATGGTCATGTTTGATGGTAAAATATTACATAAAGCCACAAGCTTTAGAACTATTCCAAGAATCACCGCTGCTTTCAAATTTTATGATGAAATTTAAAAAGGAAGAACCAGGCAATTGGTGTCCTCTAATTAAAAAAGACTGTGTTGAACATAAGTGTGCTTGGTATATGCACATTCGTGGTATGGATCCCAATACAGGTCAAGAAATTGATCATTGGGGATGTGCAGTAGGTTGGATGCCTACTCTATTGATTGAAAATTCTCAACAACAACGCCAAACTGGTGCTGCCGTTGAGTCTTTCCGTAATGAGACAATTAAGGAAAATCAAAAGACTCGCAATGTCTATACAGATATGTTGAAACAGAATCAGATTCTTCCTGTTATTGTAAATCCTGTAGAAAATCTTTTAGAAGGAGAAGTTGACGATGAGAATGACAGTAATCATAGTTGATCGTTGTATTTACATTAATAACTTTACGAGTCAGTGGGAAGATGATTCATGGCTTCCTGAATATGAACAAGGTCCAGTTCATGCTGTCCAGTGGTACGGTGATCATGGAGAAATTGAATTTGCTACCCGAGGATCAAAAAACTTAGAAATCACTGAACTTGGACCTTGGGAACATGCAATTGAGTTGCATGAAAAAATTAAATCCGAATGGGAAAAGTCACAAGAAGAAGCTAGAAAACTTGCGGAATTGGATGCTCTCCTAGAGTATGATGAGGATCAAATTAATGAACAAATCAATTACAAAGACGAATCTGGTGATGTAGACTATGCAAAACTAGAATCTATTCTTGATGAAATTGATTACGATCTTCAGGGTGCGAATGGATATGCAGAATTAATTCATGCAGATGAAGAGTCTCTTCCTTCCGATGCAAATCTAGATATTGATGATATTTTAGCACCTGGAGCTCTTACTCCAGATGTTGAAGAAGAGAAAGAAGATATTATGATGCAAGATCTCTCCGAGAATCTTAAAAAGAGTGAGGAAACTTCATATGATATGGAAGATGAAGTTGAAAACCAAATTTACTACGATATTGAAGAATTGCTTAAAGAAATCTAATGAATATTGATCTGAAAACCAATAATTACACGGTTGTCAGAAACTTTATTGGTGAAGAAAGAGCCCTAAGGTTGGGATCCGAGTATATTCGATATTGCAAAGAAAACGAAGTTGCTGGTGATTCGCAATCTCTCACTTCATTTTCTGTGCATAACTATCTACCTTTTTTGGAACTTTTATGTGAGAAAACTCCAGAAGTAAGTGAGATAGTAGGAGAAACTGTTCTTCCAACTTATACATATTCCCGAGTTTACCATAAAAATGGTGATCTAAAACGACATAAAGATAAGGATGAGTGTGAGATTTCTCTTACCCTCAATCTTTTTGCAGATAGACAATGGGATATATGGATTGAGACACCATCTGGAGAAAAACGCAATGTAACTCTAGGACCTGGCGATGCAATGTTTTACCATGGATGTGATGCGCCTCACTGGAGAGAACCATATGAAGGAGAATTTTATGTCCAGGCTTTTTTGCATTATGTTTATAGTAGAGGATCTAGAGCGAATTCTTACTTTGATAAACAGAGACCAGGTATAAACAACTTTGACAAAAAAGTAAAACCACTTATAATTGAACCAGGAAGAGGAGAACGAATGCTCAACGATTTTATCATGGTACATGAAGGACTTGTGCCTGAAGATCTGTGCGATGATATAATCAAAGAGTTTGCAGACTCAGAATATTGGAATAATAGTACTGTAGGAACTGGTGAGGTTGTCAGTAACGTTAGATCTTGTGATATTCTTTCTTTATCACGATTGTCAGGATTGGATGAGATAAAGAAAGAATTGGATGACAGAATGTTCTCATGTGCTTCTGAGGCTATCAATAAATACAGGAAATGTTGGACCTCTACTGAGACAGAAATTGACACTGGATATGATCTCTTAAGATATAGAGAGGGTCAATTTTATGTTCAACACACAGACTCATTTAAACAGCAACAACGTTCAATCAGTTGTTCTTTCGCACTAAATGATGACTATGAAGGTGGTGAGTTTGGTTTCTTTAACAGGGAAAGAGTCATTAAACTCAAAAAAGGTGATGCCTTAATGTTCCCATCAAACTTCATGTTCCCGCATGAAATAATGCCAGTGACTTCTGGAACAAGATACTCTATTATTACTTGGTATGTCTGATAAACTAAAAGGTCTTCCTTCAATTTATTATTTAAATCATCATGAAGATCGAATTGAGTATATGGAAAGTCAATTCGATAGATGGGAAATCTATGGGCATAGAACCATAGGTACTAATAGATTTAAGAGATTTCATAGTGGCATTTTTGTCCCTGATAATTATGATGAATGGAAACACCGACTTTACAAACCAGAGTTTCTAAAAGAAGAACACTATCTTTCTACTTGTATCACTATTTCTACTCTTGAGATGATCAGAAATTGGTTGCAAACAACCAATGAAAAATATTTGATTCTATTTGAAGATGATTATGATATGAATCTAATCGAACATTGGCATTTCGATTGGAAAGAATTGATGAATAACTTACCCTATGATTGGGACTGTATTCAATTGGGATTTGAAGCTCACAATTTTGTTTCATTTTTCCTACATCCAAAGACTAGAGATAGTGCTTTTGGACCAGTCTTAATCAATCGTTGGTTTGCTGAGAAATTACTTCGTATTCACACTGTTGATGGAAAATACTTTTTCTTAAGGAGACATGGTGGTTATCCTGGAATTCGTTCTCTTAGTATTGACGAGTTCTTTGGTTTTGTTGGTAGGGTTTATCAGGTTCCCTTGATTACTTGTAAACCAGAACTAGACGAAAGACCAAAACCACATCATTTTGCCTGTCGCGATCTTTACTATGAGTGGTGGGAAAATGAGAAGTATAAATTTAGTGTCAAAGAATTTTTTACTTACGGAAAAAGAAATGATTCCGACATGACTCACCCTGTTGTTATAAAATGAAACTGCCTCCCATATATTACATGAATCTCCAACACAGGGAGAGTAGACGTGAATACATGGAATCTCAGTTTAAAAAATACGGAATCCGAAAATGGAAACGAGTAAACAGTTCCATTTTTAGCGCAGAAAATTTTCCTGAGTGGAAAGAGTTACTCCTGGATTCCCACTATAAGACTCATTTGAGATATATGTCTGTTCTTTTGAACAGGGCAGAAACAATTGCAGATTTCCTTTTTAATTGCGAATCCGATACATGTCTTCTTATGGAAGATGATCTATCCTTTTGTACTCAAAAGTATTGGGGTTTTGAGTGGGATGAATTTGTAGGATATTTGCCTCATAATTGGGATTGTGTGCAACTTCATATTATTGGTGAAAAATATTTACCCGTTTCTTTGACGAGATGGAAACTGCAAAATCATAGTGCTGCATGTATTCTTATTAACAAAAGATACGCTCAGAAGTTTGTAGATATGTACATGGAAAGAGGTAAATGGAGATTCCTACACAGATTTGGATATAGTCCTGATTTGTCAGATTATCACTATCACTCGGGAGATTTTGTGCCATATCAAGTTGGTACAACGTACTCTTTTCCATTATTTGTTACTAATAGTAAGTTTATTAGTGATGGTTATATGAATCAACCCAACTATCTTGCTAAGAAATCTGATATAATTGCATTAAATTGGTGGAAGAACAAGAGATCTGATTACGTCACTTCACAATTAATGTATTTGGATAAACCAATCATAGAAAAATTATGAAACTTAAGGGATTGCCAACTCTATATTATTTGAATTTGGATGAACGTCCAGATCGTAGAGAATATACTGAACTACAATATGATGAGTTGGGAATCTCCAATTTTAAGAGATTTTCTGCATCTGAATATCAATTTCCAAATTTTGTTGACTGGAAACACAGAGTCATCCTCAACGATATGTCTGAATGTGTTAGATGGAGACAACATATCATAGAGATTGGTACTGCAATTTGTACCTTGGATATGATCAAACATTGGTTGACTACGACCAATGAGAAACATCTTCTACTGATGGAAGATGACTATGATTATCGATTCGTCAAGTATTGGCACTTTGATTGGGAATATTTGATGAATCATATTCCTTTTGATTGGGATTGTATTCAACTCGGATTTGAAAATGAGTGGGAGATTCCATGTTTCTTACATCCCATCAGGTCACACCATGATTATGGCCCTGTTCTAATTAATAGACCATATGCAGAGAAGTTGATGAGACTTTTTGTAGAAGGTGACCAATATAACTTCTCCCATAGGATTCAGAACTATAAGTGGGGAAAGATGTTGGATATGCCAAACCGAACCATCGATTATTTTATGGGACACTCGGGTAATACATATTGTATGCCTTTGATTAGTGTGAATCCCCATATTGGCAGTTATGCTAAGAATATTGTGAGGAAAGATCGCGTAGATCTTGAACTTGCCAGGAAGGCATATAATAAATGGTGGACTGTTATGCGTGATGAATATACTCTTGAAGAGTTTTTCATGTACGGTAAACCCAATGATTACATAATTACTCCTGACGAACCAGACATCGACGATTACTATGTTTGAACATGTAACAAAGTTTGAGAGAAAAATTGCAGATTTTTATGGTGCTCCATATGCAATCGCTACAGATTCTTGTACCCATGCGATTGAACTTTGTTTAAGATTGCATTGCCCTACAAATGTAGTTTTACCCAAACACACATATCTTTCCATTCCAATGACAATGATGAAGTTGGATATTCCATTTAAATGGAAAAATAGTCGTTGGAGTGATATGTATCCTATCGGTGGTTCTAATATTATCGATGCTGCAGTTCTATGGGAAAGAGATAGTTATGTGTCAAACAAAAATATGTGTTTGAGTTTTCAATTTAAAAAGCATCTCGGCCTAGGGCGTGGTGGTATGATTCTTACTGATAATGAAACAGATTATCATGAATTGAAAAAGATGGTGTATGATGGTAGAGACCTAACAAAACCCTGGGCAGATCAAGACATTACCACTCTTGGGTTTCATTATTACATGACGCCAGAAACTGCTATCGAAGGTATTCGTAAGTTTAATGTGGCAAAGGATGTGCAACCAAAAACGTGGTCATGGAAAGATTATCCAGACCTATCCAAACTCACTGTATTTCAATGAAACACATAGAACCAGATTGGAATATAAAAGAATTTTACAATCTAGATTATGATTTCTCATATTGGGTTGATGATCCAAAGATTGTGAATGAATATTTGTGGTCTGGTCACAGTAAACAGTTCATGTCTATCTGGAAATATCATGAACCAAAACCAATGCCAGAGGCAATGGAATATATTAAAAGTCATTTTTCCGAGTGGAGTCATGTTACTGCAGCAGTAAATTATTTCAAACCAGGTCAATATCTTCCTATTCATGTAGACATGTATAGCAAGTACATGAGTTATACAGGAGCAAATGTTAAAGATATTATGCGTTGTATGGTGATGTTGGAAGATGGTTATCCTGGACAGATTTTGCAAATCAGAGATGAGTTCCATACAATGTGGTCTGTTGGGGATTGTTTTTTCTGGGATTCAGAAACTCCACATGCATTCTATAATATGAGTATGTGCGACCGATATGCGGTGCAAGTTACGGGAGTTCGTAATGAAACTTAGGCATATTGACATTCATATAACTCATAGATGCAACTTTTCTTGTGAGAGTTGTTCTCACTTTTCAAATCACAAATTCACCGAAGAAGTTAATTTTAATGATTTTGTTAATTGGGTTGATCTGTGGAAAGAACGGATAGAACCAGAAGATATTAGTATTCTTGGTGGAGAACCTTTTCTTAATCCTAGAATCGCAGAGTATTGTGAATATGCAAGAAAAAGTTTTCCTGACGCTAGAATAGAATTAGTAACAAATGCCTTCATACTAAAAGATATATCAGAAACTCTTCTGAAAAATAATATTGAAATTCTAGTATCAGTTCACCATAACAACCCAGAATATAAGAAAACTCTCTCAAAACAAAAGAAAATTATTGAGAGTTGGGGAGTCAAGGTAAAGTACGACAACAGTTTTCTTAGATGGTCAAGAACATATAAAGGATATGGTGAGAACATAGAGCCACATGAAGACAATGATCCTGAGAGTAGTTGGAACAACTGCCCTACGGGTCAGAATTGCATTCAGTTACACGAAGGTAAACTGTGGAAGTGCGCTCCTCTTGCGTTCTTGCCAATGATGGATAAAAAATATAAGCTGTCTGAAAAGTGGAATAGATACTTGGAGTATATTCCTCTATCTTCGGATTGTAATGACGAAGAACTCTTAGAATTTATTAATCGTGGTGCAGAATCTTTCTGTTCAATGTGCCCGTCAAAACCTGATTACTTTATGAAAGAACTACCTTATGGGAAGCAAAAATGAATGGGGGCAACTCCGAAAAGTTATTGTAGGTCACGCTGAGGGTGCGAGAGTTCCTGAGATGGATAGAACTCTACGACTCATTAATTATGCGGATAGACAAGATGTCTCAGACGTTCCTGAGGGATTATATCCTCAACAGGTAATGGATGAGGCAAATGAAGATCTTGAGTTATTGGTATCTCTGTTGGTTCAACTTGGGGTACAGGTAGGTAGACCACATTATGAACCTACTCCATACTATAACTATTGCCCTAGAGATCTTGTATTCGTTCATGGAGATAAGGCATATGCATCTCCTTCGCCATTGAAGTCCAGACAATATAATTTTGGTTCTATTTCACATCACTTCAATGAATTGATACCACTAACCTGTTCATATAAACACGGACTCTATAATGATGAGTGTGTAGGAAACAAGGACATTCTGGCACTGACTGAAGAGTCTGCCGCATTTGATGCTGCAAATGTCATTAGAGCGAATGACGACATTCTTTACTTGGTTTCTAACAGTGGTAATAAGAAGGGGGCTCAGAAACTTAAAGAGTTATTTCCTCACCTTAATATTCATTTGTTAGAAGGTGTATACAGTTATATGCACATCGATACTACTGTTGCATTCTTGAGAGAGGGATTGCTCTTAGCAAATCCAGAAAGAATTAAAGATAGAGACGTTCTACCTGGACCTTTTAAGGATTGGGATATTGTTTGGTGTCCGCCGCCAGTTGACATCGGTCACTATCCTGGATATAATCATGCTTCAGAGTGGATAAATATGAATTTATTCAGCATTAATCCAAATCTGGTTGTGCTTGAAGAACATCAGGAACCAACCCGAAAAGCTTTAGAAAAACATGGAATTGAATGTGCTATGTTACCCATGAGACACTCTAGAACTTTAAGTGGTTGTTTTCACTGCGTTACCTTGGACATAGAAAGAGATGACTGAACCAACTAAAATTCACCCATCAGGACTGAACATCATTGAAAACCCTGATGGTACTTTTTCCTTCGAGTGGGATTCTAATGACGAACGGTGGAGTTGGATGAACGACTTGACTGATGAAGAGATTAAACTTATAATCGAAGAAGCCATCAGATACGAGGCTAACAAACCAGTTGACGTTGAAACTATTGATGAGGTCTATGATGGAGACGTATGAAGAACAACGCAAAAATCGCCTAGATGAGGTGGTCTTTGATTACATCCAAGATGATGATGCTACTCCAGAAACCTTTTATCGGGATCTTAAAGACGTTCTAATTTCTAATCGTAAATATTACGAGGAACAAATTATGCGTATAGATAAGATCTCTAACCTATGTGGATTCGATGGGGAACCACTCCTTGATTTCGGTCTTGAAAGGTATAGTCAGTACACTAAAGAAGAAATTGATGCGATGTGCTCTGAAGCAGATCGTAAAAGTAAAGAAGAGATCAATCTAGAAATCCAAGCTAACTCCCCTTTCAATGATGGTTATACTCAGGAGTTTTATAAGGAACAACTGAAAGACCTGAAAGACTCCAAGGAAATTACTCATTCTGACTGTTATTGGGACACTGATCGGAACCGTTAAGAAATGTCACCATGTCCTGACATCCACACATAAACTATCTAAAATACCCTTAGATACCATTCACCTATGAGCTTCAAAAGAGATCAACGAAAACTTACTAAAAAAGAAATCGAATCAATGGAGAAGGCCATAGCAGAAACAGATATTCGTGCAATTCACCCAGACAAAATGGAAGACTTTGCTGAACATCTGGTTAGAAAACTCAAAGAATAACCTATGAATTTTATCGTATACTCTAAACAAAAATGTCCGCATTGTTATAAGATCAAATCTGTTCTTGAACTTTGTGGAGCTGAATACCAAGTCAATACTCTAGACGAAGACTTTACTAGAGAAGAATTCATCGAGAAATTTGGAGAAGGATCCACCTTTCCTCAAGTCATCGCTGATGGTAAGCTTATTGGTGGTGCGGAGGATACGGTGAATTTTCTCAGGGTAATGCATGAATAATAACGATCAGGAACTCCACATAAATAGAGGTGTGGAACTATTATTACGAAGGAGAAAGAAGTCTGAAAAACCGAAAACATTCCATGTAAAATTCGGTAAAATGCTTTCTCTCCTTCGACGAGAGATTCATTTTTACTTTGAATTTTCACTTGATTTAAGAAAAAAAAAGTAGAATCTCTTGGAGGACAAGAATCATGACAGGGCCTATCATTGCACTCTTTAGTATGATGACCGTTATGTTCCTTTTAGTTGGAGGAGTAATTGGTTGGTTATGGAAAGAACACGCCATTTATTCCTCCGCAGGTCTAGCGTCAGTCCATCCAGAAATGTTTGACGAAAATGGGAACGTGATTCCTGATGAAATTTTAGCTGTAAGATTTGAAAACGATTATGACTACGACGAAGAGGACGACAACGACTAAACGAAAGTCCACTACTGCGAAAAAGCCTGCTGCAAAGAAGACTACACCGAAAGTTACACTTGGACCCAACTCTAGGGTAGATGAAATCCTTTCGGTGGTTTCTTCTGAAAGAACCAAGGCAAAGAAAGTTGCAACACTCCAGAGTTACAATGAGAACTTTCTCAAGTCCATTCTAATCTGGAACTTTGATGATAGTATTAAGTCTGATCTTCCGCCTGGAGAAGTTCCTCTTTCAAATTCTGAAGATAGAGAAGTTACTGCAACTAATCTTCGTAAAGAATGGAATAAACTGTATAACTTTGTCAAAGGTGGAAATGATTCTATGAATCGTCTTCGTAAAGAGACAATGTTTATCAATATTTTGGAACAACTTCATCCAAAAGAAGCTGAGGTTCTTGTCCTTGTAAAAGACAAAAATCTTTCTAGTAAGTATAATGTTACACGGGAACTAGTCGAAGAGGCTTATCCCGATATTCAATGGGGCGGACGTTCTTGATATGGGTAGTGCTAAAGTGATGTTTGAAGACTGCGATCGTGCAGCTGCAGAAGATAAAGGTTTACCAAATAACACTTATTTGGTGACCTACTTCAATGATGAGGGAAGTGTAAAGTATGACATAGCACAGGGAACTAAAGTGGACATTTTTAATATGTACTATGATAAGTACAAAAATGTTCAGGGTATGGATTGGACTGCTGGTACAATCAATCCTAAACTTTACGGATACAAAGTATCAGACGATAAGAAGAAAAAAAGATGACTGAAGGTTTCAAGGGGTTTACCGAAAAAGAAGATCAAGAATTAAAACTCAATCTTCGTACTAGTGAAATCAAAAAAATTATTAAAGAGTATAAAAAACTCAAAAAATATAAGAAATCTTCCATGCACGAAATCACTAAATTAAGTGGTCAGGACACGAAGATTGATAAACTTGTAAACGAATATGGTATTGACCCAGAGGCAATCGAAGACTAATGGGCAACCATTACTTACTGAATCTCTACGGTTGCGGTTTCAATAGTCTCAATAACGAGTATTATCTCAGAGAACTTTTAGAAGATGCCGCAATCTGTAGTGGTGCAACAGTAATTAAAACTATCTCTAACCAATTTTATCCGCAAGGTGTCACTGTTTTGACAATGCTTGCGGAAAGTCATATCAGTATCCATACGTGGCCCGAAAAAGGACAGGCTGCGGTGGATATTTTTACTTGTGGAGACTGTTTTCCTAAAATTGGTATTGATGTAATTATTCAACAGTTACAGTCAAGTAGACATACGTTGCAACATATACAAAGATAATTAAAACGGTATCGTCTTATACCAAACTACTTGACTATATAGCTTACATGGTCTATACTAGACCTACGTTCATCCAATGATCAGCATACTGTTGGCATTGACCCTTGCCCATCATAATGACGGGTCACCTTACGGGTGGCACATGAGTTGTGAAAGGTTTCTACAGAGAAGAATTGAAATCCTTATGGATGACAATTTGGATCGTCGTGCTAAGTATAACCTTCTGGGTTATCTTAAATCTAAAGTAGAAGGTCAGTGTGATAGTATGTTAATCTAGGACGCAAGTAAGTCGCGGAACGGAGCGTTCATCCCATGGTAGAATTATTACTCTATTCATCTATGGCATGTACAGATGCTGATGCTTTAATCCTTGGGATTAAAAAGCATGAGGGTCTGAAGCCAGAGTGGAAAATAGAACTGGTCGAGACCGTAAAGGAATCTGTGCCAGAATGTCGCTACTATTGGGACGCAAACGACTAAAGGAACGGGCCTAAAAATCCAACTACTTTAGGAGAAAACAAATGAACACACTTACTCTAATCAAAAAGCAGATCGAGAAAGCAGCACGTCTGCACGATGCACAGATCTCTCACGCTGCATATCGTGGCGTTGAGTATGATACACGTTGTGTAGAGTCCAAAGAGACTCACGGCACCTTCTGCTATCGCGGTCGTACCTACACCAAGTGATCGCCATGGAAGCACTACAAGTAGCGGGATTCATTTCCCTTGGTTGTGTTGCGGCTATGTCATTACTTTACGGTGAAATCCTTCTATTGCAAAGGTAGGAGGAAACATGCTCAAGGTCAGATTAGAATATGACCTTCCAGAGTATGATCCAAATAAACACGATCCAGATAAAACCTTCGCGTTTTTGACTTATCGTGGTGTACATTACGCCAAGTGGGTTAATCTTAAGTCGCGAGGCGTCTCATTCTGGAAAGTATTCAAGAGAGGGTGAAGAACCCTCTCTTTTTTTGTACTTTTGTATAAAAGACAACAAACTTAGTTAATTTGTGTGTAAATCGTGACATTTTCACTATATAAGGATAGAATTAAGGATGAGAAGATGATCTGAAATTTATTCTTTTCGCTATGGTATAAAAAACAAATTGGAGGTGGAAATGCACAATTTATTATCCCGTGCTCAATTTGATGAATGGCGACATTTAGAACGTACTATCGATGACTTGAGAGAAGAAGAGCAACGAATCAGTGATTACTACGAATGTCTAATCGAATGTGATTCATTAAATCAACAGGAGTGTAAAAGAGTATGCAGAAAAATCCTTGATCCATGAGTTTTGTCTGTCCAAAAGAATCGTCCTCAGGAGGTTGGTGACAACCTCCTTTTTTTATGTTAAAATAAATAAGAATACGTTTTTTCCATGCAAAGAGAAAAACTAAAATTAATCGTCAGAAATCTTAAATCACTAGTTGACCTATTAGAGTCTGAAGTCTATTCCGATCCAGACGCTTATGTGGTAAAATCTAAAGAACAAACACACCTTGCTAGTGACAACGATGACGACGGATACCCAGACTAAAGATTCTATGACAAACCAAATCAAACTTATCGCCCTAACTCA